GGGGGTTAGCCTAGCCTTTTTACCTTACTTAATTGAGAAATCCGATTTAGGATTGCTTGGTTATAGTAAGATAAGGTGAAAATAACCCCACTACACCCTCGAAAGGGCCTGGTTGTGAAGCCAGCTTTTAAAACCTAGTCACAGGAAACTGGAACTAGGGTCCAACGTGTAGACAGTGGTTTTCTTACTTTTCAAGTTTTTAGCTCGAAGAGTATAAATTGAACCCTCGCTAGGATTCTCAGCATAGTATGTATGTATGATGAGATCTGAAGCTAATTTTCTCCGACTCCTTTTGGGAACGGATACAAAGGTTTCAAACGAAAAACCACCCCAACCACGCTCTCTATTTGTATGATCCATTTGGGGGGTTCGGACATGAAAATGTCCGTCTCCGTACCCAGTTGGGCCGTACAAACGATAACGTGTTGGAACGACCTTCTTCAACAAAGTCCTAACAGCACCGCGCGGATCGAAGTGTGGCTTCCTAAAAAGGAAGTTATACATAGAAACGCACGTTGCAAAGGACAATGTATCCTTGATGAAGAATGGTCGAATGTCATTTCCAAGGAGGTAATCACCTCCACACGACTCTCTAAAGTTACCCTCGAAATAGCTCTTCTCAGAAAGAGAGAAGCCAAATAAAGGGAAAAGCTCAGATATATCTAGAGCTAAGAGAGTGTTACACACAAGATCATCCCCGAAGACCGTTAAGTCGAAGGGACGACCTCGAGCTTGAGATATCCCATATCCTAAACAATAGAATATGAGTGACTCAAGTTCAAACGTGTAACCATTTCCCATAGAACTGAATTTTGACAAACTATACAGTTCATCCTTATATGTGATTTCACCCGTACGTAAGCTCGATAAAAAATCGAACCAGTCGATAGGGAGAAGTTCCATAATAAGGTTATAGGAAATCGTGTCAGAAGCGCTAGATAGATCAATAGTAGCAACAAGATTGTTGAGGGAACCCATACGGGCTCTTTGTTTATTAATGTTTTGATCGAATAAATCGATACCAAACTTTAATAACCTACTTTTGATATAACCGCCCAAAGCTTTTTGATAGATACCGTTTAACGATGGTTCTATCACTATAGGGCGGTGCGTCTTCCAGTTTTTTGGTACGAAAGCCAAACGTCCAGCATCGATCACAACTTCTTTATGAAGTCGTAACCAATGAGGTACGTTTTCCAGGTAACCTAATAAATAGGATGACTGGATAAGGTCTTTCGACACAGAAGGACAGGTATTCAATTTGAAGCGCGGACTGGTCGAGTTTTTTACATTCGAGCTAGCCCCCGGACCAAATTGAAGACGAAGGTCAGCGATCGATGGAACGGATCCTAAGATCTGAGAAGCTTTTTCCGCAGCGTAATGTAATATTACGTAACGCTCGCTAGGAGGACTTCCCGATCGAAAGGATTCGTTAGTTTCGGCGCATAACTGCTCGCATTCCCAAAATTTAAGTATCGCGGCCTGTAAGGGGTCAACGGAATGGTCTCTGAAGCTTCTGTTCTTCGATCGAAGAGCATGAAGCTGCAAGACTGCGTTGAGCCCGGGGTCGTACACACTTGTTTTGAGATCAATGCCGTCTCGTAGTTCGCATAGATCTTTCCAAGAAAGATCAGCGTACCGAGGACAGCAAAGACGAGCAATGTCA